TATCGGCTGTTTCTGCGCCACTACCAGCGTCCTGTATACGCCGCATACGGTAGTACTTGAATATGTATTCGTTATCTTTGTCTGGCACAGGCCACACGTTAATCTTGGGGTTATCTCTAAGACGTTCTACGTAAACCTGAATCGGCCTACCTTCTGTTAACTTGTTAGGTATAGATGCGTATGTGCTGACGCTTATCCGGCTTATAGTCAGGTCAGACTGTGTGGTGGTGTTCCCGCTGCCAGTGCGTATAACTTGTTCTAGCAGGTCTATGGTATCGGCGGGCAAATCGTACTGACTCGTACCCTTAACCATCGTCACAGTGCCTTCGTCAATCGTCCACATATTGATGCCACGATTCTGCCACTCAATAGTCATCAGATTCATGGAGCGTCTAGCGGTGCGAAGGTCGTATCCAGAACGCATTTCACGGCCCGCACGTTCCCACGCTTCTTCAGCGATCTCCGTGAAGTCCATATCAAATGCAGTTGTTCCAGATGTTGTCATGGCCTACTACCTTGTACGTATAGCGTCTTCTTCCTACGCTTGTTCATTACTGCACCACAGCCTTTGTGGTTTGCGCGTATAGGGCCACCAGCCTTTGCCATCTTTACTTTGGCCTTCGGGGTATTAGATACCACCTGCTGCCCTGTAGAACCGGCCTTTTTCTTTTTACGTGCCGTAGTAGCACGCTCAGACTGGCTCAGTGACTGTGCCTTAGCTTTGGGCAGGCAACGATCTGGGTTCTTTTTGTTCTTCGACGTGCCGCATGGCCCCTTGATCTTGCCATCGGTGCCAATACGAACCCACTGCTGATCCCGCCACTGTTTGAGCTGTCCCATTACTTACTCTTCTTCTTGCTGCCCTTAGCGTAGTTAGGGTCTTTGCAATACTTAGAAGCTGCCATATTCGCATAAGCAGACGGGTAGGTATCAAACGTGCGCTTGGCCCACGCCTTACCTTTCGGGCAGATCTTACCGCCCGATTTCACCTTACCGCCTGACTTATAGTAGCGTCTCATCGCATCTTCGCTGGACGTACGCCTTTACGAGCGATACCGGCACCGCGAACTTTTTGCTTAGTAGGCTTCTTAGCAGCCATCTTAGACTTCATGGCACCGCCTTTAGCGTAGCCCTTGGACTTCATCATGCCACCTTTGGCGTAGCCCTTGGACTTGACCTTACCGCCAGCCATCATCTTGCCTTTACCATCAGCGGCAAACTCAGGAACCATCTTGCCAGTCTTAGGGTCTTTAACCATTGGCATCTTGCCACCGGCTTTGTAGCCCTTGGCTTTCATCTTGCCGCCAGCCATGTAGCCTTTAGCTTTCATTTTCGATTTCATCATACCGCCTCCAGCGTATTTCTTACGTGGGTCTCTTTTGTTGGGTACTTTATCCACTCCAGACTTCTTAGGTGGGCGCTTGCCTTCACGATCCATGAAGTTTAGGTACTGACGTAGGGTCATGCCCGTCTCTTGTAACTGCTCACGGGTTACATTGGCACGCTTATCTCGGCCTTCACCAACATTACGTCCGCCTTTACCAGTCACAGTACCGCGTAATGGGCGTGGTGGCTTCTTAGCTGTTGGCTTCGCAGGAGCCTCTGCTTTAGGTGGACGAGGTGCAGTTGTGGGCGGTGCAGTGGTCTTTGTGGCGTCCTTTATAGGTGACGTTACGCCCCGTGGTTTTCTAGCATCTTGCACAGTTCCCATATCATCCACACGAGACTGTCGCGTACGCCCCGGCCCTCTACCTCGACGGGTGGCTTTTTTGATAGGTTCGTCTCTAGTTGTCCTACCAAAAGTCATGCGTCTTCTACTCATCGTCTTTCTCCGCATACAGATTATCAAACACTTGATTCACGTCGAGCGTGTAGTCCAGATCGGACTTGCTGTAGTGAATGTGTTGAGAAGGACGAAAATCTGGTGCGCCTTCTCCCGTTTCAAACCAAGCGGGATGTGTCACCCGCACCCTATTGTTTGGTAGAGCTACGATATTACCCGTCCACTCACCGGCATCCAGTAGCTCCATCACATGACTCTGCTTGTGTTGTGCAGGATCATCAGCAATCTCGTTGTTTGTATAGTCCACTGTGAACATATACTTCGCGGGGTACATCTCCCCGTCTATCTTTGCCAGCCAAGGGCATGGTGTGGCTCTGTCAAGCACGTACACAGCGTGATCCCTCGAACTGCAATCCCAAGGCTGTGCTGCCCACACAGGCATAGGTTCGGGCCAATCCTCTAACGGAGTATCTCCCACCAACGCTGTAATCGGCATACGTGCCCACATTGCACCTCCATGCACATTGGGTTCGTCTTCTTCGTCGTATGTTTCAGCTCCAGTAAAAATTACCTGAAAACTCAAACACCTAGTCGGCATAGTTGTTACTGCAATCGCCATAGCGTGAATAAACTCGCCATGATACTTCTCGTGATTATGGGTGTACTCTTTCCTCACCCAGCATTTGAAATACGGTACGTTGCTCTGCAAGTACGCCAACTAACACCTCCATCGTCTCCTTGCCTGCCGCAGCCTAGAATTAGGATCTGCTGCCGCTTTAGGAAATTGTTTCATTTGTCCGGCAGAACGTGCACAGAACGACTTTCTACGTGCTGCACGCTTTCCGGTTGGTTTCTTTTCTGTTACTGCGGTTTGTAGCTTACTACCGGGATTCTTGCGTCTATACGCCTTTACCCCCGCTTCAGTCATACCTGCGCCAGACTTCGTAGGACGAAAGTTCTTTTTGTTGCGCTTAGGCATACCCCCCTTACTAAAAGAGGGGCAGCTTTCGACCTTCTTCTTGTAGTAGCTACGCACTATTAGAACTCTTTACGCATGTACAAAATAATCGTGTACGTATCTGCGCTAGTATGTCCTACCGTAGTAAAGTTAACGTCGCCTGTCTTACCAGACCCTGCATTGTTAGTCAGACCACCAAATACAGTGTAGTCATGGTTGCCGCTTTGGTTTTCACCTAGCTCAATACAAAACTGGTCAGTAGTAGCATCAAACAGTATCTGTACTTTCATACCGATACACTGCCACCAGATGCGCTCTATCTTTACACCCGTGCAGGTTTGTCCGTTCTGACTAGGCTGTAGGGCGCTAACATCAACTTTAGTAACAGCAGATTCACCAGTGCCGTCCGATATATTGGTGAACTTCATCACCGTATGCGTCGGGCCGTCAATCAGAGTCTGTGAGGTTACAGCATCAGCCATAACTACCCCCTATTACTGGTCAGCGAACACAGGTGCAGTTGCACTCGTAACGGTACCAAAGATCTGATAGTTAGTTGCGTCTACACCCATGATGGTAATATCAAACCCAGCAGGTACGTTTACTTGTATGCTGCTGTTCGAGTTGCCATCGGAGAATACCGCGCTAACTTCGTTGTCAGTATCTAAGAAAGTAACACCACCAATATAGAAATTAGTGTTGCTGGGAGTGACAATGATTGCGTCCGTAGCATCTGCTGCACCGCCTGCGTAAACAAAGCGGAACATAGCACCGGCAACAGGTGCTGGCAGCGTGTAAGTGTTGTCTTGCGTACCGTCTGGAACAAGCAGTACTCGACCACTATGCGTAGCGTTAGTAAGCGTTACGTCTCCGTCAGAAAGGCTAACTGGAGCACCACCGTAAGTAGTGATTTCAGTGATTGCGCCGGTATCACCATCTTTGCTGATAGACTTAAAGCCATTTTCCGAGCGGACTGGGCCGTTGAATGTCGTATTAGCCATGTGTATCTCCTGTCGTGGCTATTGTCAGGTACGGGATGCACCTGTCAGGGATAAAATACTTATACAGTAGAAAAAGAAAAGGGGCAACAGTGTGCCCCCTTTCTATACAGCGTTTTACGCTCCGGGTGAACCGAAAATCCCAAGTGGGTCGGACACGCCAAAAGAATAACGCTCGCGGGCTTTATAGCGCGAGTTGCCCGTATCGAAGTCTGCATCCATAGATGTAGCCATCGGGGTACGAACAAAGTGCTTCAAGCCATTCGGTACGTCGGTGGTCAAGAAGAAAGCATCTGTGTCAGTCAGATAGTGATTGACTGTGTAGCCTTCTGGAATTGACCCATTGCTGCGAATCGCGTTCAAGTCGTTGTCAGCGGTTCCAACTCGACCTTCAGTCTCCAGCAAACGAGTTGCCACAAACATCAGATTGGGTGGGATGACCAGCTTACGAGGACGTGCTGCGATCAACAGACCACGCTCATCAGTCCAACCAGCGATCTGGATAACGGCGGCTTCCAAAGAAGTCTCGTTAAGATCAGCCGCGACAGTGGGACGGTTTGAGTTAGTACCACCAGAAACAAGTGGGTGTGCAGTTGAACACAGAGTCTGTCCGTCACCGTAAGTGGTGCCAGCAGCAAACGCATTGTTCAAAATTGCAGCACCTTTAACCTGCTTGGTGTACGCCATAGCGCGTGCCAGAGCCTTCGTGTAACGAGCTGACAGCGAATCGTAGAGATTATCTTCGATTGCTTCCTCGGTAACACTAAAGCCCATAGCTATCGTCTCGTGCGTATAGCGAGCAGTAAATGCTTCTTGTGCGTTGTCATATTCAATCGCAGAACCTTCGTCTTTGACGGGGGCTGCGGAGAAACCTGACAACTTGGTTTCTTCTTCAAATGAGCGGTCAGAAGTCTCTGATTCAAAGATTTCTTTGTGCTCTTCACCGTACTTAGCGTACTCCATTCCAAACAAAGCGTTCAGTCCGGGTAGGAGTTCTTTAAGTAATTGCGCTCTTGAAATAGCCATTTTACCTTACTCCTTATACACCAGTTGTGTTATCAAACTGATGACCTGCGTTCCACTTAACGTAGGCTTCAGTAAACCCGCCAGAGCTGTTCTTGGTCTCTTGAACCAGATCAACAATACGGAATGGAAGCGTTGCTGTAGTGGCAGACGTATCAGAAATAGCGCAACGAGAGTTACCCGAAGTGCTGTCTCCAGTATTGTCTACACCAGCTACGTTCGCGCCGATGTCAGTAATCGCCAAGTCACCAATCGTTGTACCTGAAGATACAACAGCAACCTTGAACAAAACATCAGTTGCGTCACATACATACGCTTCAATATCAGAAGCAGAAGTGTCCGCAAGGTAGTTTTGTCGGAAGGTCTTTTGACCAGTGTTGGGATCGGTGTACGAAACACCCATGAAAACTCCGATTGGAGTCATAGCAGCGTCAAACGTATCACGCTCAACGGTGCCTCCGGTCACTAGCTTAACAGCGTCCCCGTAGAAGATCGCGGTATCATAAGCACTAGCAATACTGTAGTGCCGTACGGTACCGACATAAGGTACACCACTTAACAGTTTGACCGGAACAAGCCCATAAGGGCCACTTACAGTAGGATAAGCCATTTTAAGCTCCTATTAAGTTCCATTGCCAAAAGTCACCTTTGTCTTTCTGTCGTTAAACAAAGGCATACGTGCGTCATTTTCACGCATCAGGTTGTTGTCCACAGACTGTATTTGGTTTCTAGCTTGCTGTTCATAGTGCGCGTTTCTCTCATCTGCAATCTCTTGAGGTACTTTGCACAGCATGAGTCCGCCTTGGACGATGTTATCAGCAAACTTTTCCTGCTCCACGTTCAACACTGTGAACTGTGGGTAGTCTTCGGCCCTTACGGGTTCCCAACCTTCGCGTAATTTTGAGGAGACATTAGTAGCGTCTACCTGACCTAGCATAGACACACGAACCCAACGAAATGCGTAGCCATCTTCAGGCTCAGGGGTAGGTAATACCTCCGGTCGCTGCCAAGATCGCTTACGAGTTTCCGTTTCACGAGTTGTGTTGTCTCGCTTGATTCTGTTTTCAGCCATTATTGTTCCTCATTTCAAGTGCAGCCTGTCTGGCGTATTCTTCTAACGGTACTCCGAGTCTGTTAGCGAGTGCTACCTGTGTTTTAGTTAGCGTCACTTTGTTCGGTGCTGTGCTTCGCGTTGCGGGAGCCACTACGTTAGCGGATTGCTTACGTGTTTCCTGCGGTTCTTGCTGCTCTACAACATCATCGAACTCTTCTGGGAATACTTTTCGCATACGAGAATTAATTGTCTCGTAGTATTCGTCAGATCGTGGGTCAACCCCACTCTCAACCAATTTTTGATGCAACCCCATAGCGTATGCTGTCATCTCGTGGTCAACATGGAACCAAGAAGAATTTTCTTCTACCCATGCTTCTGCCTTCGGATCACGTACTCGCTGTGGAGTGGGTTGGGGATCTTGTACCCCAGTATCCTCTTCTTGTAAAGAAGGTAATCTAAAATTATCTAGTTTATCTGCCTTTAGTTTGGCAGCGGTTAGGTGCTCTTGAGCTTCTAACAGCCTATCGGCGTCACCACTTTCGTAGGCGTCCTTATACGCTATTTTGGCCCCATTTAGTTCAGAGTCAACCACACGTTTAGCCTGATCTAACAAAGCCTCGCGTGTCGTACCTACATCACCCTTTAACGTCTTATTCTCTTCGAGGAGACGTTGTGTCAGAGCTTCTAGCTCTTGTCGCTCTCTGAGGGCGGATTCTTTGGCACGTCGTTCGTCGTGGTAGCCTTTGCTGATGTGCTTGATTCGGTTACGTACTTTCTCAGAGTAGCCTTCCAGCTCCTCATCCGTAACATCAGCCGGGGGTTTAGATGGCTTACGGTCACGATCAGCCTCTGGCGTGTCATCGACAACTTCGATTTCCAGCTTTGCTTTAGGCTCTTCAACCTCAACTTCAGGTTCGACCGGAGTATCTGCATACTCTTCCGCAGTCTTTTTACCAGATAGATCAATCTCTACCTCCCCAGAATCTTCTATCACTATAGAGTCCTCTTTCTCTTCATCAGGGAAGCTGTATTCAACTTTTTGAAACGGCATTTTCCTTCCTTACGCTCGTGTTACACCACGGGGATCTGCTACAACAGCTTCGATAGAGTCATCGTTCATCAAACGGTACTCTACGTCACCAACCTTAAACCTAGTGCCTGAATTAGCACGAAACATAACATAATCACCCGGTTTACACCAAGGGCCAGTAGGGAACCTTTCAGGGTCGTTATAGGCTTGCTCGCCCATATCCATCACAAGGCCGATGATTGACATTACGTACTCTTGATTTTTTGTAGTGTCAGTCTTTAGCAGGTCAGTGCCGTCGAAGGTTTCTTCGATCTGCGGTAGTGCAACCAACACTCTATAACCTACAGGTATAGGTAGTTGTGCTTCTAACTCTTCAGCGGTTTCAATTGTGTCAACAGCTTCACTCATCGTCGTACTCCATTTTGCGCGAGAGGTCGTCTACATAGTTCAGACAGGTTTCGAGACCTCGAATCAAACCTGTAGTTTCTTTGTACATGGAGAAGTCTTTAGCTCCCCCACCACCTAGAAATTGTAGTGCAGAGGCTTTATCAGCCTCGATTCGTTCTTTTAGCACGTCTAAGACGGTTGCAGCCATTATTGGCCTCTATTGTTGTTGGAATCCTTCATGGTCTTGAGCAGATCTAAGTCTGCCTTCGCATTATCTCTTCGGCGCTCCGCAGCCATTTTCACGCCTGCCTTCTGCGCATCTATCTGTAGCTCTTGCTGTTTCAGAGCCAGTTCAGCCTGATCCATCTGAGCGTCTTGCATATTTTCTTGCGCTTGTAGCTGTAGTTTGGCCTGTTCAATCTGGGCATCTGCCTGATCTTTAGCCGCCTTACGCTGCACTTCTTGCTGCTTGATCTGTAGTTCGGCCTGTTGCATTTGTACAACAGGGTCTTGAGCCTTCTGCTGCGCTTGCTGTTGCGCCTGCCGCTGCTGGTTTTGTTGCGTAAGTTGCTGCCCAGCTTGAGCCATGAGGCGGGCAAGATTGACCTCCATGTTCTCCGGTAGCTCGGCGTTCGGGTTTGGTAGGGGGGCACCAATTTTCTCTTCCATCTCCTTGCGGTACTTGAAGCCAAGGTGTTCCGCAATATGCGCCTGCAATGCAGCAGCGATACGCTGTGCTTGAGGGTTTTGCCCAATAGTAGCCGCCACCATCGGATCTTGTAGAAACGACTGGTGCGCTGCCATGTGGGCATCGTGATCTTGGTAGATAAACGCTTTCATGGGCTTACCGTTCAAGGCGTTCATATTCTCGCTAACTGGGTCAGTCGGGCGAATGTCGTCTGTGGTTGGGACTAGCTTGTCAGCGTTCTTAACGCCCAACACCTCTATCATCTGCCTGTGTAACTGCGGCAGGTCGTAGATCTGTGGTGCTGACTGAGCCATCTGCAACACCGCTTGGTACTGCACAACACGCTGCGCCATCGTAGAGCTGTTCGGGTCACTGACGGGTATGACATCGACCGACATATAGTCTGCAACGCGGGCACTTACCTCGCCTCGTATCGGCTCGTACGCATACTCTTCCGGCGCATGTTCCGCCATGATGGACTTGAGCAGTTTGAACTCTTGCTTCATGGCGTAGTGGACACGGGCCTGTACCGCAGCCATAGGCTTGAGCGTACGCTCTAACAGCGCCAACGTAGTGCCTACAGGAGCGTTTGCCGACATATCAGAGATGTTCATGTCACTGATAGCGCCCAGACGACGACCTTCTTGGGTTATCTGGTTGAGTAGGGCTAAGAGAGTCTGGCTTGGTTCCTTATAAGGAAGCGGTAAGATGTTATCTCGTATAGCACCAGACGGTACATCTACGTCTTTCCACTCGCCCGGCTCTATGGGTGTATCATCACCCTTTATACGCAGTCCACGGGCTTTCAGACCACCCGGCAGGTTTGATAGCGTACCAGCGTCCACCAGTTGCCGTATTAGCGACGTTCCGGCTTTAGCGTACCCCCCTATGATGTGGATGAGGCCCAACCCATAGAACCCAAATCCCGGCACATACACGTAGTGCACAAAATGCTGGCGCTTCAGCATCAACGAGTCATCGGGGTTCCAGTTTCGGCGTATTGCCAATACCTCGTTCGAGCCGCGCTCCAGTGTCACCACGTACGGTTTAGCAATATCCTCGTCCGAGTCATCTACACCATCAATGACCAGATCTGCATGAATCTCGTACAAAGAGTAGCGGTTGTCGTTTGTCAGCGAGTAGCCACCTTCTTCGGCCTTACGCTCTTCAATATCTGTGTGGTACGGCTGTGGCTCACCCAGATCCATGTCTCGGTAAAACCCACCGGCTTGCAGTTTCTTCAGATCGTTCTTTGTCTTACGCATGATGTGCGTAACACGTTCTGCGGTTTCTATATGAGACGCGCCATACGGCACAACGACATCTTCGGCGGGTATGTATACGGCAGTCTGTCGGCCTATATTCGGGTCAAAATACACCTTCTTGAACGCACTACCAGCCAAGCCAAGGCTGTACAGCAGGCGTTCGTGCTCTGGTCTGTACTCCACCATGCGCTCGGTGAGTTCGTAGTTCATATCCGCTTTTACGCGGCTTGCCGCTTCTTCCTTGTCTTTGTCTTCCACACCAATGATCTTGACCTTTACAGGCCCAGCGGCAGGGAATGTCTCTGACATAGTTTCTGCTTGGAAGCGTATGGCTGCTTCAGCGAGGACTGTGGAGTACACACCACATGCACCATCCCACGGCTCTGTACGCTCTTCGTACTTGAAGCCCAGTACATCTAGTCCCTTAACAAACGTATCGGCCCAGTCCTTGCGGCTACCGATGTCAGAATCTACTAGGCCAACCAGATCATCAGCAAGTTCAGCCAGCACGCTGTCATCCAACACTTCCGCCAAGTTAGCATCGAAGGGAAGCATGTCTGTGGGTTCTGCGTCAGGGATGATAGTGATTTCTACACTACCGTCATCCAACACAACCATTTCTGGGTCAACAATCTCAATCTCCAGAGTGGAGTCGTCGTCTTCTGTGGCTGCGTCAATACCTTCAGGCGCTGCGTACAAACTTTTTTCTATAGCCATAATCTATCTCTAGTAGAACCCGCTTCCACGTCGTTTGAAATATCTTTGTTCTTCCGGCTCGTCTGTCGGTAGTCGTATAAACCCGCCCTGCCTGAACCGCATGAGTGCCATAACCGTCGAGTCAACCAAGTCATCATTGCTCATAAACGGAAACCCAGCAATCTCCTCAACTACCTCTTCTGCCCACCGTGTGGGAGGTACCCATACCAAACTACACGCAACA